CCCTTCTCGAACCAACCATCCACGCTTAATCCGCCGAACCGCCGTATACGGACCCGTACGTGCGGTGGTGTGGGAGGGGGCAGCCGCGAGGCTCCCCCTATCCCGATGCTGGCGACCGGGGGGCGGGCGACCGAGGGGCGGGCGACCGAGGGGGCGGGCGGTGACGGCTAAGCGCCTCCGGCACGGTCATGATGGCATCACCTGCCTCGAGGCCGGAGGGCGGCGGACAACGCTGCCGGGGGTGCTCGAGCCGATCCAGCGGCTGCTCGGGCTGCGGGCCACCCTGGCGGTGATCGATGCCCATGGCGGGACGCGCCTTTACATCCCCAAGGCGCTGGCGATTGACCATCCGCTGATCGGGCTGGTGGGCGTTGATGCCGCTTCGCGGCTGGTGACCGAGTGGGGCGGGGAAGAACTGGAGGTGCCGTTGGGAATCGCCCAGCTCACGTGGTACTTCGCAAGGCGCTACTGGATCGACGGCTGGGGGGCGGCCGACATCCGGCGCCTCCTCCTGGCCCGGCACGCGATCCGGGTTGGGGAGCGGGCGATCCAGCGACTGGTGGCCGATATCCCGCCGGGCTTGCGTCGGCGCCTGCGGCGATGCCGGCCGTGGGAACGGCGCCGCGCAGCAGCCGCTGACCGGTCCCCCGCGGCGGCTGGGGGGCGGTCCGCGCAGGGGTGGCTGCCCGGCTTCGAGCCAGGTCTGGAGGCGTTTTGCGATCCCGGGCGACGGGTCCCCTAAACAAGGAGGAACAAACAGGGGTAACTCCCCTTTGCGCGGGACTATGCCGCTCCCGCGCAAGACTCGTGGAGCGCCGTTGAGCGCCGTTGAGCGCCGATCAGCGTGGGGGGGGATGGCGATGGGACCGATTGAAGGCGTGGCCGCGCTGCTGGCTGGCGTGATCGCGTATTACCTGCGCCGGGGCGTCGGGATGTTCGCACGCGCACTGGAACATCGGCTCGGGATCGAACAGGACAGCGAGGCGCGCGCGCTGATCGAAACGGCGATCAGCAACGGTTTGCTGCTCAGCCACGCGCTCAGCCCGGCATCCGCCGAGGCAGCCGGCGAAGCAGCCGCCGCCTATGTCGCCAAGCTGGTGCCGGACGCCCTGGCCCGGCTCGACATCGACTGGGAGGGGCTGGTGCTGCTGGTCGCGGCGCGGGCTGCGAAATCCGGCTACGTTCCGGCCCAGGGTGTGCTCCCGCCCGTCCCGACCGCCGGGGAGGGGTGATTATGGACCCGCGGCAACTCGCGCGGCTGATCAACCCCGCGCTGGCGCTGGTCGCCAACGGCGAGATGGTGGGGTTCGACGGTCCCGACGCGGTCACCTTTCTGGTCGGCATCGCCGCGGTCGAAAGCCGGCTGCGCCTCCTGCGCCAGGTGGGCGGCGGGCCGGCGCTGGGCCTGTGGCAGATCGAACCCGCCACCCATGATGATCTATTGGCATCCTGGCTCGACACCCGGCCGGAGGTGCGATCCCGGGTGCTGTCGTTGCGGGCCGAGGCCCCCGCCCGGCATGTGCAGCTTGCGTCCAACCTCGCCTACGGTGCGGTGATCGCCCGGCTGTTGATCTGGCGGGCGCCCGCACGGCTGCCGCGGGCGACCGATGTGCCGGGGCAAGCCAAGGTGTGGAAGCAGTACTACAACACCGCGGGCGGAGCCGGGACGGAAGAGAAATACATCCACAGTTTTAACGAGTTGGTGGCAAAACACCTGCCGTTGCTGTGAGTGAAGGGCGCATGGGGAGTGACATGGATTGGTCATTGATTGCGACGATCGGGGGCACGGTGCTGGGGGCGGTCACCCTGGTCAACTCGGCGGCATGGTGTGTTTTGCAGGCGGTGTTTCCCTCACGGGTTGAGGTCGTGACGCTGGAACGGCGAATTGCGGAGCTCGAAGGGAAATTGGACGACATCCCGACCCGGAGTGAAATCGGCGATTTGAAGGTTGCGATCACCCGGATTGAGGGGACGGTTTCAACCGTGGCCGCCGAGATGCGGGGGCGGTTTGATGGCCTCAAGGACTTGCTGGAGCGGGTCGAGACGGTGGTCGGCCGGCATGAGAGCATCTTTGCCGATCAGGCAAGGGGGTGAGCGTGGCAAATCCTGTCTGGCTATCGCATCAGAGGCTTGCGGTATTGATTGGCCTGGCGGAGCTGCCCTCGCCCGCGACCGCCTCGTTGCTCCACGACACCATCACCGAGGCCGGGATTGGCGGGACGGCCGATCAGGTGCGGACGTCACTCGTCTGGATGTCAGAACAGGGGCTGGTGACCCCGGCCGGCAAAGGGTGGCGCCTGACCAACCGGGGCGAAGACGTCGCGGCCGGCCGGGCGAGCGCCCCTGGGGTGTGCCGGCCGTCGGCCGACACCGCCGCAAAGGTGGCTGCATGGCTGCGTGGTCTCGGCGCGGAGGAGTCCTGATGGCCCATGACCCGGGCACCCGCGACGAGCTGCGCCGTGCCTATGTACACGAACGGCTATCGCTGGAGCTGGCGGCCGAGCGCGTAGGCGTACCGATCGGTACGGCGAGGCGCTGGAAGCGCGAGGATGCCCAGGCCGCCGACGATTGGGACAAGGCGCGGGCGGTGTCCCGTATCTCCCGCGAAGGCCAGCAGGCGGTCGTGTTTTCGGTGCTCGAAGATTACATGGCTCTCCATCAGGAAACGCTGTCCCAGCTTAAGACGGATGCCTCTATCGCCCCGCTCGACCGGGCCAAGGCCTTGGCAGGACTCACTGACGCGCTGGTCAAGATGTCAGCGGCGCTGGAGCGCGTGACGCCCCAACTCTCCAAGCTGTCGGTTGCCAATGATGTGTTGTCGCGGGTGGTGCTCGCGGTCAATGCGAGGCGGCCGGATGCCGCCTCGGCGCTGCTCGAGGTGATCGAGCAGGTGAGCGGCGACATCGCCGCCGACTACAAGAGCTGATCCGGATGGCGGGGAAAGCCAACTTCCGCAGGCAGATGGCCGGATTGGCCAAGGAGTTGCGCCGGCAGGTGCAGCTCCAGGGGTCGGGACTGGACCCCGGGCCGGAGGCGAGGGAGGCGCGGATCGCCGCGGCGACCGCGGCCGATGGCTTCCAGGCCTTCGTCGGCACCTACTTCCCGCACTACACCAAGAAGGCGCCATCGGCGCTGCACCGCTATCTATTCGCGCGGTTGCCGGCCGTGCTGGCGGCGCCGGAGAGTTGCCGCGAGGTGATCGCGGCGCCGCGCGGCGAGGCAAAATCAACGCTCTGCTCGGTGCTGTTCGTGCTGTGGACCATCGTCACGGGCCGCAAGCACTACATGCTTATAATTGCCGATGCGTCGCACCAAGCCGAGATGTTCTTGGATGCGATCAAGGCGGAACTCGAAGATAACGAGGGCCTGCGGGCCGACTTCCCGGACCTCGCCGGGCCGGGGCGGGTTTGGCAAACGTCCGTGATCCTGACCCGCAACGACATTAAAATCCAGGCGCTTGGGTCGGGCAAGCGCTTGCGTGGCTTGCGGCATGGGCCGCACCGGCCGGATCTGGTGATGCTCGATGACATCGAGAACGATGAGAATATCCGCCGGGTCGAGCAGCGCGACAAGACCGAGGGCTGGATCGACAAGGCGGTGATGGCGCTGGGCGAGGCGGGTGGCAAGTTCGATGTGATCTATGTCGGGACGGTCCTGCACTACGACGGGGTGCTGGCGCGCAAGCTGCGCCATCCGGCCTGGCGGGCGCAGCGCTTCCAGGCCCTGATCCGGCCGCCGGACCGGATGGATTTGTGGGAGCATTGGGAAGAGATTTACCGCAACGACGGCTACGAAGCCGCACTCGTGTTCCAGCAGGGCCATACCGCGGAGATGCTGGCCGGGGCCGAGGTGTCGTGGCCGGACGCACGGCCGTTGCCGGTGTTGATGTTGATCCGCTTTACGGTTGGGCATGCGGCGTTCGATGCCGAATACCAGAACGATCCCATAAACAGCGAAGAGGCCCTGTTCGGTGCGATCACGTTCTGGGTCGCCCCGGCGCGGAGCTGGGTGATGTTCGGCGCGGTCGACCCCTCGCTGGGCAAGGCCAACAAGGCGCGCGATCCCTCCGCCATTTTGGTCGGCGGCATCGATCGCGAGACCGGCGTGCTCGACGTGGTCGAGGCGCGGATCCAAAGGCGGCTGCCGGATCGGATCATCGAGGACGTCATCGCGCTCCAGCAACAGTACGGGTGCGTGCGCTGGGCGGTGGAAGCCATACAGTTCCAGGAGTTTTTTGCCTCGGAGCTGGTCAAGCGCTCAGGCGCCCGCGGCATCCCGGTGCCGGTGGTGCCGGTGGTGCCGGGGACGGACAAGGCACTGCGGATTGAGACGTTACAGCCGCATATCGCCAACGGGCTGATCCGCCTGCATCCCCGCTTGACCGTGCTGCTCGACCAGCTCAGGCACTATCCGCTCGCCGACCACGATGACGGGCCTGACGCCCTCGAGATGCTGTGGCGGATCGCGCTCGCCGGCCGCGGCGGGAAAATCCTCACCGGCGGTATCGATGGTGGGGGGGCAAGCCTCAGGCGGATTTTGGGTGATGCCGGCGGCAATAGCATCTGCGGGTTTGTACGATCGGCGTTCGGCTGCGGCGGACGGAGGAGACTATGAGTGGGGGCCGGCCCCCTTGGTTGCGACGAGCGTTTGACCGGAGCTGCGAGGTGTTGGCGGCGGCCGGGCTGCCGGCGCCGACGCGATCGGTGTTGACCGGTGATATGGCCGGTCCCAGGGTCGGCTCGGTCCGGCAGCACTGGCATGAGCATCCCGTCATTGGACTGACGCCGGAGGGGTTGCACGCCACCCTGAGCCAGGCCGAGGCCGGCTGGCCGGCCCGGTTTTTCGCGCTGGCCGATGATCTCGGCGACCGTGACCTGCACTATCGGGCGGTGTCGGAAACCCGCCGCGGGGGGCCGGCGCACCTCGAGATCACGGTCGAGGCGGCATCGGATGCGCCCGATGACGTGCGCAACGCCGATTTGATCCGCGACTGGCTCCACACGGCTGACCTCGATGCCCAGTTGCCGGCGTTGATGGACGCGGTGTTCAAGGGATATGCGGTCACGGAGCTTGTGTGGGAGGGATCGGAGGGGCAGTGGCGTCCCTCCCGCCTCTTGGCGCGCAACCCCAGGTGGTTCCGACCCGACCCCGAGGATTTAAGGACTCTCAGGCTGATGGTGGAAGGGGCCGGCGATGCCCCCGGCTTGCCGCGCACCGGTGATCCCCAGCTTGCCGTGTTGCCGCCCGGCAAGTTCATCGTGCACGAGAGCGACGCCCGCGGCGGTATCCCCCTGGTCACGGCGCTGGCGCGGCCGGCCGCCTGGGGCGTGCTGTTCAAGACCTTCGCGGTCAAGGATTGGCTGGTGTTCTCGGAAACCTACGGCATGCCGTTCCGGGTCGGCAAATACCGGCCCGGGCTGCCCGATGCGGAAATTGACCGGTTGTTTGCGTCGGTGCGCGCGATGGGGTCGGACGCCGCGGCGGTCATCCCCGACGATCAGCAGATTGAGATCGTGTCGCTGGCCGGGCAGGCGGCGTCCGATCTCTATGAGCGGTTGGCGGTGTATTTTGACCTTGGATTATCCAAGGTCATTCTGGGCCAGACCACCACCACCGATGCGGTCAACGGTGGTCACGCGGTTTCTCGCGAGCACCAACAGGTGCGCGAGGACATCGAACGCCGCGACGCGCGCGCCCTGGCGGCAACCCTCAATCGCGATCTGGTCCGGCCGTGGGTCCTGCTCGAGCACGGCAGGCCGGCGCGGGGGTTCCCGCGCCTGCGGATCGGCCGGCCGGATGAACTACCGCGGGCCGAGCTCGCGCGGGTGCTGGCGAGTTTGGTGCCATTGGGTTTGAGAGTGGGCGAGAGCGACGTGCGCGATCGGCTCGGCCTGCCGGAGCCGGGGCCGGAGCAGGAGGTGCTGCGGGCGCCGACGGCACCGGCGCCGGAGGCCGGCCCGCAGCCGCAGGCCTTGCCCGCGCTTCAGGCGGCCCAGCGCGCGCCGGCGGGCGGCGGGCGGGACCTGATCGACGACACCGTCGACGCCATCCTGGCCATGACCGATCCGGGATCGGAAAGCGCGGTCGCGGTGCTGCTGGCCGGTGAGGCGGCCGGCACGTTTGAGGAGTTTCTGGCGCGGCTCGCCGCGATCGCCGCCAAGCCGCCGGCCGGTGATTTCGTGCGCGCGCTCGAGCGGGCCGGCTTCGGGGCGGCGGTGGCCGGGCGGCTCGGCATGCCGCTCAGCGGCGAGGAATAACCAATGGCCGAGCCGCTGCCGTTCGGGCTGCCGGCCGCCGAGGCCGTTCGGGCGTTCGAACGGCGGACCGGACGCACGGTGACGTTCGACTGGCACGAGATGATGCACGGAGAACATGCCCGTAGCTTCACCGTGGCCAAGCTGGATGATTTGGCGCTGCTCGAGCGGGTCTATCGGGCGGCCGGCGGCGCCCAGACCGAAGGACGCACGTTTCAGCAGTTTGTGGCCGAACTCGAGCCGGAGATGCGCCGGGCGGGCTGGTGGGGCAAGGCCGAGCGGGTCGATCCCAAGACCGGCAAGGCCCGGATCGTGCAACTTGGGTCTGAGCGCCGGTTGCGGATCATCTTTGACACCAATCTCAGAGTGTCCGCGGCGGTTGGCCAGTGGGAGCGGATCACGCGGGTCGCGGACCGGCGGCCCTGGCTGCGCTACGTCGGCGTGCTCGACAGCCGGATCCGGGAGGCGCATCGGGCCTGGCACGGCACGGTTTTGCGCTGGGATCACGCCTGGTGGAACACCCACTACCCGCCCAATGGCTGGCGCTGCCGGTGCACCGTGCAGCAGCTCTCCGATCGCGACCTCGACCGGCTCGGCATCACGCCGACGGCGCCGGCGCCGTCCGGGCCGGACCGGGCGTGGTTCAATCCTTCGAGCGGCGCCAACGAATTCATCCCCTACGGGATCGATCCCGGCTGGGCCTATCACGTCGGCAAAGCCGGCTTCGAGGCTCCTGCCCGGCGGCTATTGGTCGACCGGATGGTGACGCTGCCGACGCCGATCGCCGCCGGCGCCGCGATGGGGCCGGTGTGGCGCGCGGCGCTGCCGCAACTGGCCGCGGACACGGCGGCGTGGGTCGACGCCATCGCCGCCGGACGGTTCGGCGAGGGAGCCGACCGCCGGGTGGTCGGCATGATCAATCCCACGGTGCTGGGCAAGCTGGCGGACGCGGGAATTCACCCGCAGTCGGCCGCGATTACGATTTCCACCCGCGAGATCGCCCATATTTTAAGGGACAGTAAGGCGGCGGCCGGCAAGGGGATTGCCTTAGAGGATATGCGGCGCTTGGTCGAGCACCTGGCGGCGCCCGCCGCTGTGTTGCTCGACCTTGGGACCGGCGACGTCCTTTATGTGGTCGAACCCCGGGCCGTCTCCTCGGCGCCAGGGAAGGCGTCCGTTCCGGACGCGCGAGCGGCGAAGCTGGTGGTCCGGGTGGACTTTCAGACCCACCAGCGTGATCCGTCCGCCGGACGTCAACCCGTGGTGACCAACGCCATTCGTACCGCCGGCCTGGTCTCGTATCGTAACCTCATGGACACCAACAGCTATGCGGCGCTGGAGCCGGAGGAGGGGCTGAGGCCGCCGGGGGGAACGCCACCATCCCCGTAAGAGTGGCCGCTAAGCGGGCACCCAACCGGACCGGCGATTTCCCGGTTGTCGCGACGGCCTCGAGCCTCTCCTGATATGGCCGATCCGGACCGGGGAGTCAAGGCTGGCGGTCCTGCCGCCCGGGGGGGGTGGCGAAGGCCGAAAACAGCCCCGCTGATGCGTCAGGCAGGAGGACCCTCCGTCCCCATAGGTCCGGCCCGGAAAACGCATCCAGCCTCTGTTAGTGGCTGTTAGTGGCGAACTTGCCGGGGGTGTCCCTTCCCGGGACGACGGACCGGCTAAACCGCTGACACCGGCCAAGCGCAAAGTCCCCGTCGTCGAGAGGCAGCGACGGGGCTTGATGATGGACGGCACCACAGACCAGATTGACCTGGCGCTCAACGCCGGGGCCGGGGCCGGGGCCGATGCGCCGGTGCCCGACACCATACAGTTGTTGCCCGGCGGAATTTTCCGCGGGCGGGACGGACGGGGTCCCTGGCGGTCCGCGGACGCAGGCGCGATCATCGCTGCGAGCGCGCTGCCGCTGGCGATCGACGTCAATCACGCGACCGACCTCGCCGCGCCCGAGGGGCGGCCGTCGGAGGCAGTCGGGTGGGTGCGGGGCCTCGAGCAGCGGCCCGACGGCACCATCTGGGGCCGGGTCGACTGGAACAGCGCCGGAACCGCCCTGCTGGCAGACCGCCGCTATCGCTCGATCAGCCCGGTATTCCGCCATGATCGCGCCGGAACCATCGTATCGCTGGAGCGCGCGTCGCTGACCAATCGCCCCAACCTACACCTGGAGGCGCTCAACGCCGCCGAAGGATATCCTATGGCTGATGACCAATCTAAGGCCGCGCAGGCGCATACCGGCGGGGCCGACACCGCCACTGCCACGGTTGATCCCGCCGGGATTGCCCGGCTGGAAACGGCGCTGAATGCCGCCTTGGGCCGGATTGATGCGCTCGAGACTGCGCTTAAGGCCGCAAAGCCCGCGGCGTCACCGGCCGCCCCCGCCTCCGCGGATGGCCTTTCCGCGACCGTGACCGCCTTGATGGCGGAGGTTGCCGGGGTCAGGGCGCGCGAGATCGCGCGCACCGTCGAAGGAATGATCGGCGCCGGCCGGGCGTTCCCCCGCGAACGGGCCACCCTGATCGCGCTGGCCAGTGCCGCGCCCGAGGCGTTCGAGCGAGAACTTGAGGAGCGGCCGGTCCTCCACGCGCTGGCGACCGAGGTGGTGACCGGGAGGCCGCCGGCGGGTGACGCCGAGGTTGATCCGACCCGCCTTGCCGAGGAGGCGGTGACGCTCCAGCACAGTTTACGTGAAAGGGGGGTGGTCATTTCCACCAGTGAGGCTGTGACGAGGGTGCGCGATGCAAAATCGCGCGGCAAACCCGCGGCCGGAGGGAACGCGCCGTGAACCAAGACTTGATCAAGACCTTCGTGGCTGGAGGTGCGATCGCCGCACGGCGGATCGTCTCGCTCGATGGGACCGGCCAGGCGGTGCAGGCTGCGGCCGGCACCGATGCCCCGCTCGGGGTTTCGGACACCCTCGGCAGTGTTGTGGCGGGAGAACGGGTGGATGTCCACCTCGAAGGGATCGTCGAGCTGGTGGCGGGCGGGACATTCTCGTATCTGGCGCCGGTCACCGCGGACGCCGATGGCCGCGCGATCGCGGCGTCGCACGGTGATCGGGTGATCGGGATTGCACTCCGGGATGCCGTGGCCGGCGATATCGTCGACGTGCACCTGCGCGGCGGTGCGCCGATGGTGGCCACGCGCGAGTTCGTGACCGCCCGGGTGGGTGCCCGGGCCGCGGATGGCCCTGCCTATGCCTACCTGCCGGCCGGGGGCACCATTACTCAGGTGACCGCCGTGCTCCAGGGGGCGCTGGCCGGGGCCGACGCCACGATCACCGTGGCGCGGCTCGCCGGGGGCACCGGCGCCCCCGCGGCCCTCACCGGCGGTGTCATCACGGCGACCCAGGCGGGGTCGGCGGCCGGCATGGCCTTTTCTGCCAGCCCGACCGCGGCCAACCTCGTCAATGCCGGGGACACGCTGGCGCTGACGCCCGGCGGCGGCAACACCGCGGCCGTCACAATTGACATGACGATCGAGATCACCCGGAGCTGATGATGCCCAATCCCGTCGCCAACAACGCGCCGTTTCCGGTTGATCCGACCCGGACCGCGATCGCGATCGCCTACACCAACCCGGACGTCGCCCTGATCGCCGACGAGGTTTGCCCGGTGCAAGGTGCGCCAATCGGCACCAAGTCGTTCACCTATTACACCTACCCGCTCGAAACCGGCTTCGTCGTGCCTGAAACCACGGTTGGCCGCAAGGGCCGGCCGAATGAGCTCGAGTATGAAGCGTCCGAGGCGTCGGGCACTTGCGTCGACTACGGCCTTGATGCGCCGATCCCGATGGATGACATCACTCAGGCCCAGGCATCGCGTGCCCAGGGCGGCTACGCCTATGACCCGGTCAATCACGCGGTCGAGCAACTGACAAACGCCATTCGGCTGGATCGCGAGCGTCGGGTGGCGGCGCTGGCGTTCGATGCCGCGAGCTACCCGGATACCAACAAAACAGTGCTCTCCGGGACCGGACAGTTTTCTGACTACACCAACTCCGACCCGTTGCCCTTGCTGCTCGATGCGCTTGATACCACGCTGGGCGGGCGGCCCAATCAGGCGGTGATGGGGTCGGCGGTGTGGTCGAAGCTGCGCCGGCACCCCAAGCTGGTCAAGGCAATCGGCTCGACCACCGGCGAGGGGGTGATTACCCGCCAGCAACTGGCGGACTTGCTGGAGATCGGCCGGGTGCTGGTCGGCGCTGCCTACGTCAACAGCGCGCGGCGGGGGCAGACCCCGGCCTTGACCCGGGTCTGGGGCAAGTCCTTGTTACTCCAGTATATCGATCGCACCGCCACCAACGCGGGTGGTCTCACCCACATGCTGACAGTCCAGTACGGCACCCGGATGGCCGGCGTGATCGATGATCCCCACGCCGGCGGCCTGCGGGGTGGCCGGCGGGTGCGGGTGGGCGAGAGCGTCAAGGAGCTGATCATCGGCGCGCGCACCTCCTATCTGTTTGCCGATGCGGTGGCATGATGGCCTACGCGACGCTTGATGACCTGCTGCGTATCGGCTCGCCGGCGCGGCTCATCGATTTAACCGACCGGGCGGTGCCGCGGACCGGGGGGATCGATGAGTCCATCACCGCGCTGGCGCTGGCCGACGCCTCGGCGCTGGCCGACTCCTACTTGGCCGGGCGTTACGCGTTGCCGCTCAATCCGGTGCCGGAGGCGTTGCGGCGGCAGGTGGCGATGATCGCCTACCACTCGCTGCATATGGATGAGGCGCCCGAGTTTGTTGTTGAGAATTTTCGGCTGGCGCTGGCGTGGCTCGACAAGGTTGCCGCCGGAAGGGTGGTGTTGAGCGCAGCCGGGGTCACCCCGGTGGCGCCTGGGGCCGGCGGGACAAGGGTTACGGCGCGCGAGCCACAGTTCGGCGGCGGCCGGCTCGGGGTTTGGGCGGGCGGCGGCGGGGCGCCGGTGCGGGGGCAGCGCGAAGAGGTGCCGGCGTCGCCCGCGACCGACTACACCTCGACCGCCGGGGAGGTCATCGCGGTTGGCCAGCCGATCACCTTCGACGGCGCCGGCCGGGCGGTTCCCGCCCGGGCCGACGCCAGAGGCACGGCGACCGTGGTCGGGGTGGCAATCAGTGACGCCAGCCAAGGGCGGATCGTGCGGTGGCGCGATCGGGGGCGGGTCGAGCGCAACGACTGGGCCGCCGTAACTGCGGACGGCGCCGCGGTGCTCGAGACCGGCGGCAACTATTTTCTCAGCGCCACCGCGGCAGGACGGATTACGCGGACGCCGCCGCAGGACGGCGGGCAGTTCGTCGTGTTCATCGGGACGGCGGCCAGCGCCACGGTGCTGGCGGTTGACCCCGCCAAGCCGATTGCGTTGTGAAGAGTTTGTCTTTGTTTCGCCAACAGTAGGAGGTTCACTTGGCCCACCGAAAACCCTTGGTCCTCATTGATGGCATGACCGCCCAGTTGCCGGATGGCGACACGCTGGCGGGTGTGGTGTCGATCGCCGATGCGACCAATCTGGTCGCCAAGGAAGCGCTTGAGCCGGGCCAGGCGGTCGCGGTGACGGCTGCCGGCGAGGTGATGCTGGCGAGCGCTGCCGACGCGGTCAAGTCGGAGGTCACCGGCTTCGCCACCGCGGTGGCCGCGCTTGACGCCGTGGTCAATGTCCATGGTGAGGGGTTCCTGACCGTTGGCGATTGGACCGCGGGCACCGGTGCCGCCGCGTTGGTGGCGGGCGCTCATTACTATCTCGGCGCCACCGCCGGGCAGATCACCACCACCGCCCCCACCACCGGCTACCTGATGCCGGTGGGTCAGGCGGTGTCTGCGACCACGCTGGCGATCCGGCTCGGCGTCCGGATCAAGCTGTAGAGGCTGGGATGTCCCGCAAGATCGTCATCGTCGAGGGGGGGGGCCTGGGGACGATCGCCCCCGCGGTGCTCCGCCCCACTCTCGAGCGCTGGATTGTGGTCACGCCAGCCAGCCGGCTCTACCCGCTGCATCAGCCGCCGGTGATCGGCACCGAGATTGTGTCACTCAATGGTCTGATCCTCGATCTCGACGAGGATTATACGATTTCCGGGATGTCGTTAGTGATTGCTGCCGACGTGCCGATGTCGCCTGGAGACAAGTTGGCGATCCGCTATTGGAGATCGGTCTAGTCCGGGCGAAACGTTAAGTTCCTGCAACAACAACAAACTGAGGTGTTTTCATGGCTATCACCCAGCCGCGTCTTGGCGGCACCACGTCTCAGATCCGTGTTGCCGGTGACGTCGACGCGTCCGGCTACCGGGTTGGTAATCTTGGCGCCGGCACCAATGCCGCCGACGCGGTCAACCTCGGCCAGGTGCTCGATCTCGTGCGCCGGCTCAACCACAAGCAGGCGGCGAGGGTCGCCTCCACCGGCACCCTGGTGCTCGAGGGCATCCAGACCGTTGACGCCGTCACCCTGATCGCGGGCGACCGCGTGCTGGTCAAGGACCAGACGCTCGCATCCGAGAATGGCATCTACGTCGTCGGGGCCGGGGTGTGGAGCCGGGACGAGGACGCCGATACGGCGGAGCGGCTGATCGCGGCGACCTTGCATATCGCCGAGGGCGAGGTCAATCACGACAGCAACTGGACCATGGTGTCCGATCCGCCGTTCGTGCTCGGGCAGGACTCCGCAGTTTGGGTGCAGACCTCGGCGGCCGGCCAGATTGACGCCGGCAATGGTTTGGTCAAGATCGGCAACCAGCTCAGTGTGGTGGGCGGCGCCGCGATCGAGGTCCTGGCTGATCTCGTGCAGGTGCGGGCGTCAGGGATCACTGCCGACCTCATCGCCGGCAGCGCGCTCGGCGCCGGCTTGGCCGGGGGTGACGGCGTTCCGATCACCGTGCGGGCCGCCAACGACAGCATCGTGGTCGGGAGCGACGGCATCCGGCTCGGTGCCTTGTCGGCCGGGTTCACGTTGATCGGCGGTGCCGATGGCCAGGCGGTGCGGGTCCGGCAGGTGACCGAGGAGGAGCCGGTGGATGCCGGCGATCATACCGCCTATGCCCTCGCCTATCCGCCTTTGGCCGAGACGGTGCGCGTCTGCCTCAACGGCATCCGGCAGCGCCGCCAGGTCGCCGCGGATCAGGTGCAGTTCGACTATGAGCTGAGCGGGGCCGTGATCACCTTCCGGACGGCCAATGTCGAGAACGACTTGGTGGTGGTCGACTATCTGGCCACCGCCTGATCCGACAACAAAAGTCCTCACCCCCGGCGCGGCTGGGGGTGAGGGTCTCTCGTCTCTTGAGAGGGTCCCATGCCCATGAGCTGTTCCCCTCCACCGCCTGGCCCGGTGCTGCCGCGGTGGCAGACCGCTGGCGTCCTGCCGGACGCGATCGAGGGGCAGGCCTACGACGCGACCCTCAGCGCGGTCGGGGCGGTCCGCTACGAGCTGATCGCGGGGGGCGCGCCGGAGTGCGACGGTGGCGTTTCTAACGGCCTTCCGGCAGGCGTGCTCTTGGCCGGCGACGGCCGTCTGCACGGCACGCCGGGGTATGGGTTCCGGAGCATCACCTACGTCTTCGGTGTTGCCGCCATCGGTGGGACGCTGCCGCTGCCGGGGGTGGTGGCTGTTCGCTGGTTTTTCCTGACCGTCCGTGATCAGCCGGTGCCACCGGGTGGGGCGGCGACGCGCACCCGGGTCCGGTTTGAGCAGACCAGGGGAGTGCCGCTGTCTGAGGTGCCCCAGGACCTTGGCGACCGCAGGCACTTCGCGCTTTCCTGGACTCCCATGGCCGGGACCGTCGCGGTGTGGGTTAACCACGCTCATCAGACATCGGCGGACTATACGCTGAGCGGGAACGTTCTCTGCTTCGTGAAATCCGTGTCGGCCGAGAAGCGGATTGAGGCCACCTATCGCCATGCGGGGGCGTGATGTCCGGTATCTCAGATATTTACGTTCAGCGGATCGAGGGCCGGATCGTCCAGGTGTTTCCCACGCCCAGGCCCGACTGGGACCCGCCGACCGACCCGGTGCCGCTCCCGGCCGGTGATCCCGAGGTGCTGGCGTTTTTGGGGGCCGATAGCCCCTTGCGCCGGCGGCTACTGACCCCGCTGGAGTTCATGGCCCGGCTGACCGACGATGAGCAGGCCGGATTGCACCGGCTTCAGGTCTCGGTTCCGGCGGTGGCCGGGTGGATGTGGGGGATTATCGCAAGTGGCGGGGTTGATCTCGATGATCCTCCTACCGCTGATGTGTTGGTCCTGCTGGTGGGTGCGGACTGTATGGGGCCCGAACGGCCCCCAATTATCTTGGCTTGAGGAGTGACCCATGACAGGAACTAGCGTGCCTCTGCGCCAGGTGCGGGAGCGGCGGGCGACCGAGGTTGCGGTTGGGGCCGCGGGGGACCCGAGGTCATTCACGGTGTCCCGGCCGATCATGCCGGGCACCGAGATTGTGACCGTTGCCGGTGTGATGCTCACCTCTGTCGCCTCTGGCGGGGAGGACTACGAGGTTGATGGTACTGCGATCCGGCTGGCCCGCCCGGCCGATCCGGCGGATGTTGTGAGCGTTGCGTATGTTCCCAACGTGGCAGGATCGGCCGGGTCGGCTGGGTTCGGACCTGCGGCCGTTCCCGCGGAGGTTTCCGGGACCGGGCGGGCCGGAACCAGTTCTTTTGCGGCGCGGGGCGATCATGCGCACGGGCTGGGCGCGGGCACGATCGCGCTCTCACATCTGGCTCCCGGCACGCCGGGAATGCTCATCGGGTTCGGCGATGACGGATGGGCGACCGAGGTTGAGGGGGGCGTTTGGGGGGGGCGCAAGGTTGACCTCACGGCCGTGACCGCGGTGGCCGGCATAAACTGGAGGGCAATCAGCCCTCCCCGGCCTCAGTCTGGGCCTGGCGCCGTGGTGATGGATGGACCGGATGTCGGCCCGCCCGGGGTGGTTTATGGCCCGTACCGCGCGCATCAAATATCGCTGGGCTGCGACGGCCCGGTGAACGGGGTTGATTTCCGGATCGTCGGCATTGGGATCGCCGGTGAGGCGGTCGAAGAGGTGATTGCCGGGCCGGGGGCGGCTGCGGCCATCGGGACCCGGCAGTACTTCACTTCGGTCTCAAAAATCGAAGCGTCTGCGGGGTTTTCGGCCAATGTCTGGTTCGGCCGCGATCGTGTAGCGATGATCATTGATCCTGCGCTGGGCTTGTCCTGGTATCTGCCCTATCCGGTCAACGCCAGCACCCCATGTCTCGATCTTTGGGTCAAACCATGGCGGGGGTCATCGGCCGTCAACCTTGATCTCACTGTTCAGCACGCAGCCTCCCCCCAGGACGTAACCTGGCGGTCGTTTGCCCCCCATTTCGTGCAGTTCGGCAACGGGGTGCCGGAGAGGCCCGCCGCTCGGGCCACAGAGACGTTTTTGCTCGGGTTTTCGCCGAGTGACGCGATCACGGCCGTCCGCATCTCCGTCGGCGAGGCCTCCCCTTGAGCGGTGCCGGTCAGACGATCGAGCTGGAGGATGCCGGGATGCGGGCGGCGCTGGAGGTCCTGGCCCGCGCCTGGACTGATCCGTCGCCGGTGATGGATGACGTAGGCTCTTACCTGGAAACCGCGACCGCCCAGCGGTTCGAGCACGGGACGGGGCCGGACGGCGAGGCGTGGAAACCGTCTCTGCGCGCCAGCCTCGGGGGCAAGACGTTGGTCGACAGTGGCCGTCTGCGGGACTCCATCGCACGGACGGCGACCAACGACAGCGTCACACTGTCAACCGCCGTGCTTTACGCAGCCATTCATCAGTTCGGGGGCGTGATCAAGCCGAAGCGGCAAGGGGTCCTCGCCCATGGCCTGCGCTTTCAGCTCGCGTCCGGCGCCTGGGTCATGCGCCGGCAGGTGACGATGCCGGCGCGGCCGTTTTTGGGGGTCGGCGAGGACGACAAAACGGAAATACGGGCGATTTTCGCCGACTGGTTCGGGGATATGGCCAGAGGAGACCTCATGACATGATTGATCTGGTCGACGCGGTCATCAGCCGCCTGCGGGACCTGGTGCCGGCGCTGGTGTCGGTGGAGGGCTGCCTCGATTTCGCGTCGATGGTCGAGAAAGGGGTGCTGCCGCCCGCGACCCCGGTTGCGTTTGTGCTGTGGTCGACCCTGACGGCCGGCGTCAACAAGGTGCTCGGGGGTGGCCACAGCCAGCCGTTGACAGAGAGGATCAGCGTGGTGGTGGTCGTGCGGGCCGGTAACGACGCCCGCGGGGACGGCAAGCGGCAGGTGATGACGCCATTGCGCGGGGGGTTGATCCAGGCGCTCGCCGGTTGGCGGCCGGTTACGGGCTGTGGTCCCTTCAACTTCGTTGCCGCGAGGCTGATCGGTGTCGCTAACGGCGCGGCGTTTTTTGACTTCTCATTCCAAACAACGTGGGAACTAACCAATGGCTGACAGCGCGACCGGGGCCGACGCACTGCTGTGCGCCAAGTTTGAGACCAGCTATGGGGTCGCGCCGACCGGCGACTTCGTGGCGCTTCCTTTCATCAGCACGAATTTCGGCATGACCCAAGGACTGGTGAAGTCCGACGTGCTCGGGTTCGGACGCCGTCCTCAAAAGGGGGCGCGGGGAAAAAAAGAAGTCGGCGGGGAAATCGCGGTGCCGCTGTGCACGCGATCGATCGGTTTTTGGTTGAAGTTGCTGCTGGGCCCACCGGTCTCGACTGCGGTTACCGGTGGCGACAGCCACGTCTTCACCGCGGCAAATTTGAAACCGCCGAGTGCGGCGCTGGAAATCGGGCACCCCGCACTGCCGAAGTACTTTTTGTCGACGGGCGTGAAACTCAACACGCTGGCAATCAACTGGGCGGACGAAAACACCAAGGCGACGCTGTCGCTGCTGGGCCAGAACGAGGTGGCGGCAGCCACCAGTTCGGGCGGCACGCCGGCCGCGATTGGGTCTCTCGACCGGTTCTCGGCCTTCCAAGGCGTGGTGAAAAAGGGGGGCACCGCGCTGGGGATCGTGCTGGGCGGATCGGTGAGCATCTCCAATGAGCTGTCGGAGTTCCGGCCGATCCGGCCCGACGGGCTGGCGACCCGGTTCGATGCCGGCCAATTTGCCCTCACCGGGTCCTTGACGGTGCGGTTTGAGGGCGACCTCTTGCTGACCGAGGCGACCGACGGCACCGAAATAGAACTTGATTTCGGCTATTCGGCCACAGACGCCTCCTTGATGTTTTCTCTGCCCAAGGTGCAGTTGCCGAAACCGAAACTGCCGATCCAGGGGCCGGGGGGGATCGACGCCGAGTTTTCCTGGAGCGCTTTTGACGACGGCGCCAAGTCTTTGACCGCCACCCTGATCAACGACATCGAAAGCTACGCCTGATGCTCAAACTTGACTTACGGCGCGAGCCGTACTGGCTCGAGATCGGCGGCGACGTTGCGTTTTACGTCCGGCCTGCCACCACCGCCGTGATCATGGCTGCCCGCGCCGAGGCCGGGAAGGATGCCGCGGGGGCGGCGCCAGGGATCGGCGCCACCCGCGCCGCTTTCTTAAAGGGGGCCGCTTTGGCGGCGATCTTAGACTGGCGCGGGGTGGTCGGCGCCGACGACGCCCCGCTCGCGGTGACACCGGAGGCGATCGGCGCGGTGATGGACTTGTGGCAGGTGGCCGATCAGTTCGAGACGCGCTTTCTCGGCCCGGCCTACGAGCTGGACCTCGAAAAAAACGTCTCATCGCCCTCGCCCGCTGGCACTGGGGCGGGGGCGCCGGTTATTGCGGTCGGTGCGCCCGCGCCGGGACCCGATGCGGGACCAAATGCCCTTACGCTCGCCACGCCCCCGTCAGCATAGAAGGCTGGGAGGCGTGGAGCGTCGCTCTTTCCGCTCAGGGGCAGTTGCGCACGGCGGGGATGACCGGGGTTGTGATTGGGATTGACCTCGGCGCCGCGCTGACAGTCGGCAAGGCCCAAGGGTTCGACGAGGCGGGGTTGGCGGCATTGCTGCCGGCCATAGAGGCCGGTCTGGTGGCCGGCCTCCAGGCCGGACAGAGGCAGACAAACTGAGGATAAAGACTTGGTTGCCGACCTCGACATGACCATCCGGGTCCGGCTCGACGGCCATCAGGCGGTCGCCGAGGGACTGCGGCGGTTGGCCGGACAGGCCGGGGAGTTTCGGCAGGCGGCGGCCGGATCGTTTGATCCGTTGCCGGCCGGCGCTGGCCGGGCCGGTGAGGCGGTCGGCCGGCTCGGGGGCGTGCTGGAGGGTGTCGACCGCCAGGTGCTGGAGTTGGGGCGGGTGGCCCGCGGCGCGGGGGCGGAAACATCGGGGGCGTTTGAGTTGCTGCCGCCCCCCGCCCAGCGGGCTGGGCAGGCGTTTGCCCAGGCCGGCGCCAACGCCCAGGAGTTCGGGCGTGATGCCAGCCGGGCGGGGAACGGGGCCGCCCAAGCGCTGGATGCGCTGCCGCCCCCGGCGGGCCGCGCTCGCGACGCGTTTTCGGGGTTATCCGGTCAGCTCAAGCGGTATGAGTCCTCGCTGGAGACCGTCCGCGCCCAGGGCGGCCAAGCGTTCACGGCCCCCGCGGCCGGCGCCGACCGGCTGCGCGCGACGCTGCTCGGGCTGGGCGGCGTGTTGGCGGGTGCATTCGTAATCGATCGGGTTATGGCGTTCGGCGCCGAGATCCTTCGGGCGACCGCGGCGATCGAGGCGCTGGAGACGCGCCTCAAGTTCATGACCGGGAGCGGGACGCAGGCTGCCCAGGCGATGGACTATCTGTGGAAGACCAGTGGGGCGCTGCACACCCCGATTGATGCGTTGGCGTCGTCCTATTCCCGTTTGCAGCCCCTGGTACAAGAAAATCTCATGACCACCGCGCAGTTGCGCCAGGCGGTCGAGGGCTTCAGTCAGGCCGGAGCGGCGACGGGGGCCTCAACCGAGGACCTCAAGCTGGCGATGATCGGCTTTGCCCAGGCGATGGGGCGGGGCAAGGTGGCGGCGGAAGAACTCAATCAGATGGCCGAGCCGATGCCCGGCCTTCTGAATAAAATCGGGAGGGCAGCCGGCACCACCGCGGGCGGGTTTCGCGAGATGGCGGCCGAGGGAAATGTGTCGTCCGAGCAATTCCTGGGATACGTCCTGAAGGCTTTGGAGGAGTACCGGGGGGCGGCTGCGGCCAGCGCCGTTACGTTGCAGGCACAGTTTACCGCTATCGGGAACGCCTGGGAGCATCTGCTGGTCACGTTGGGCCAACCGATCAAGGACCCGTTCGCGGCGCTGCTCGGCTATGGGGCCTATGCGCTCGATCAGGCCCGCAAGATGGCGGGCGGCGCGACGCTCCAAGAGCAGATCACGGAAGCGCAGGTTGAGGTAAAGCGACGACAAGTAGCTGTAGAACAGACCGAACAAGGGTGGAATCCCCTGAAAGGCCTGTCGTTGCTCTTCATGCGGTCCGGGGTGGCCGACGCCCAAGGCAAGCTGGATGACCTGCTGGAACGCCAGCGCGAAAATCAGCGCGGGGAGGCTTTCCATACACTCACGGAGCAGCGAACCCAAGCGGCGGTGGCCGCGAAGACGGCCGCCACGGCGGCCCGGGCCGACGCCGATAAGCTCGCTGCGAAGCTCGACAAGGACGTCGCCAAACACGAGGATGCGGCCGCAAAAATAGCGCGCATTTGGGCAAAGGCGGCGGCGGATAAAGCCGTATGGAAAGGGATGGCCGGTAAAGATATCAAAGACACGGAAATTGCGCAGGCGATGGAAAAAATCCAGACGGTTGCGCAGGCCGAGGTGGCGGCGGTGGAAGCCACCGAGCGCAAGAAGGCCCTGATCCGACGCCGGGGCGGCAGCGGTGGTCCAGAAAGCGGGGCCTGGCAGAGGCTTAAAGGGTACGCCAAGACAAACGCCCGGATCACCGATCTGGCATCGGACGCCAAGATCAGCGGACTGCCGGATCGGGACCGGGCGATCGCGCAGGAAGTGGCGCGGGCCGTCGCCACGGCCGCCAAGGACGGAGTGACGCTGAGCCAGCGGCAGCGCGACCAACTGGCGGCCGGGGCCGCCACGGTCTTTGACCAGACGCAAGCGCGCAAAGGCCGGGAAAAGGCCGGACCCGCCTACCGGCGGCCCGGAAGCGGCGCATTTCAGAGCCTGATGGGCTATGCGGCTACGGAGGCGCGCATCAAGGATGTGTCGCGTGATGCAGATACCGCCGGCAAGAGCAAACGGGAGCGGGCGATCTCGCAGGAGATCGATCGGGCCGAGACTGATGCCGCTAAGCGTGGCCAAGTGCTGAGTGACCGTCAGCGCCAGGCGCTGACGCAGGCGACAGGCCGGCTCTGGGATCAAACGGAGGCCCGTAAGGCGGCAACCAAGGCCGAGCGGGACGGGGCCCGCGAGAGCGAGAAAGGCGAGAAGGCGCTGAAAGCGCTCAATCGCTCAATCGACGAGCAACTCTTGGGCTTGCGGGCCGAACAGCAGGCGCTGGGCCTGACCGGCAAGGAGCGGGCGATTGCGGTGGAGGTGCAGCGGGCGGAAAGCGAGGCGCGGCGGCGATCGCTGGAGCTGACGCCGACACAGATCGCGGCGATTAAGGCGGAAGCCGGGGCGCTCCATGACCTGACCGAGGCCAGACAGCGGCTGCCCGACGGGCGGCAGCTCAAGGAAGCTCAGTGGACCCCCCACGAACGGCGGGATGATACCGCGCGGCAATATAAAATGCTCCTGGAGATGGGGCCGGATCGCGGCGGGATCGACACCACCACCTACGAGCGGGCGATGAAAAAGCTGGAGGCGGACACGCTTCATGCGTCCAAATCCTGGCAGGATGGGCTGGTTAGGGGGTTTCGCCAGTTCGGTAAGGCGGCCGAGGATGGCGCGGCCGTAGCCGAGGATGCGGTTAGCACCGCGTTCAAAGGAATGGAAGATGCGCTCGCCGGCATGATCACCGGCACGAAAATGTCGTGGGGGGGGATGGTTGACAGCATGGTCGCTGACTTGGCCCGACTGACCATCAGGCAGACTGTGACCGGGCCGCTGGCCGGCGCGGCGTCGACGTTTCTTTCTGGCCTGTTCGGCGGGGGCGGCGGGGGCGGCGCGGCGACTGCGGCGGCGGGGGGGACATCCGGGGTTGGGGCGATCGGCCCCGGAACAGGATACATCTATCACGCTGGGGGCGTGGTCGGCGCCGGCGGCGTGCCGACGCGCTCGCTCCCGTGGGAAACCTGGATCAACGCGCCGCGCTATCACCGTGGCGGCGTGATCGGGCTGGCACCGGATGAGCGGCCAGCGATCCTTCAGACCGGTGAGGTGGTGGTGCCACGCGGGGGGGCGGTCGGCGGGGGCCAAGGGTCTGCGGCGTCGTCGCCCCCAATAAAAATCGAAATCATCGATCAGCGCAGTTCCGGTGCGCCGGTACGCAGCGAGGAGACGCAGTCGGCCGACGGCATGCGGGTCATTCGTATGATTATCGCAGATGAGGTGTCGCAAGGGATCAAAAACGGCCGCTATGATCGCCCATTCGGCGATGCCTATGGGGTAAAGCGCCGGGGCTTTTAGGGGGGATTATGACAGCAGTTTGGCCACTGACGTTACCGCAGTATCCCCTCGGCACTGGGGTCGGGGGTAAGGGACCCGCAACCGTGCTGCGGACCGAGATGGATGCCGGACCGGCCAAGGCGCGGCGGCGGTTCACCGCCGCGGTCCGGCCGTTGACAGTGACCTATCGCATGGATGACGACGAGTTTGCGGCGTTTTCGGTGTTTGTCGACGCGACGCTGGCCGGCGGTGCGCTTGAGTTCCTGATCCCGGACCCTTGGGCGACAGGGGGCACTTTCACAGTGCGGTTGACGTCCGCTTACGAATGGCGGGGGGTGGCCGGACTGGATAGTCACCGGGACGTATCGCTGGCGCTGGAGATCATGCCATGAGCCGGAGCCTGTCGGCCGCAGCCCGGCGGGGCGTGTTCGCCCAAAGCACGGGCGAGGTGTATTTAACAACGTTGACCATCACCCATGCGGCGCTGGCGGTGGCTATCCGGGTTGTGAACGACACCACGGACCTGGTAAGACAGGGGCAAACTTTCGTAGGGTTCCCGTTCCGTATCCATCTGCCGCCGGATGTCGAAGACCGCATCGTCCAGGTACAACTCGAGATCGACAACGTCGACCGCAGGATCGGCACCGCGCTGGCCGGCATCACCGGCCGGCCGAAGGTGCGGCTGGAGGTGGTGTTGGCGGCCAGTCCGGAGACAGTGGAGGTGGGGCCGTACATTTTCGGCCTGGCCGAGATCGAGATTGATGCCATGGTGGTGCGGGGAACCCTGACCTATGCCCCACTGCTCGAGCGGCGCATTCCGCGCGACAGCCAGGACCCCTTAAGGTTTCCGGGGATGTTCCGATGAGTGATGATATAGCACCCTGGGCAGTTGCGTATATTGGGTTGCCCTGGCGGCTCGGCGGACGGGATCGCGGCGGCCTCGACTGCTGGGGGCTGGCGCGGCTGATTTGGGCGGAGCGCTTCGGCTGGCAGGCGCCAGCCTATGATACCGATTATCAGCAGCGCGAGCAGATGGCGGGCTTGGTCGCGACTGGCGTGGAGGCTGACGGCTGGTGTGAGGTTGACCGCCCCCGGGTGGGGGATGCCGTGCTCTGTCGGCTCGCCCACCTGCCGTGTCATGTTGGTGTTTTTGTCGGCCGAACCTCGATGGTGCATATCATGATGGGGATCAATGCCGCGATCGAGCGGCTCGACGGGCCGCTGTGGTCGCGGCGCGTGATGGGATACTACCGCCATGCCGGCGCCTGAGAAGAGCGACCTCGCGCCGCTGTCGCTGGTGGCGGTCGCGCCGCTCGGTGCTCCGGTCCGGCGTCGGGTTCCCGCCGGGGCGACGCTGCTGGAGCTGGTGGTGGAGGCCGGCGCCGACGTGGCGCGTGTGCGTGAGGTCGCGATCGGCACCTGGGTGGTGGAGCGGGCGCTTTGGCGCGTGGTGCGGCCCAAGCCGGGGCAGATCATCACCGTCCGTCTGGTGCCAAGTGGCGGCGGGGGCGGCGGCGGGG